AATAAACTTCTGATCCGTGGTCCAAGGTCTTTGTTCCTTGCAGGTATTTGCTGTAAGTTTGGATTGTTCATACTAAATCTACCTGTAACCGTGCCACCACTGTCACCACGTAATTGGTTTATCTCTGCATGTATTCTACCTTTGTATGAGTATTTAAGTATTGTATCTATGAATGTTGTGTGTGCTTTGTTAATCTCTCTTGCTTTTGCAATGGCTTGTACAATTTTGTGTGGGTGATTGGCTAAAAAATTTTTAGTAAAACTTGGTGCCTGTGTTTTTACTGTTCTATCGTATGGTAGACCAAGTTTATCAAATACTTTTGCAATAGATCTTGCAGCCCATATCTGGACCTCTTGTCCTGTCTCTGCATATACACCACCAAGTAATCTCTTCTCCTCCTCAACCATTCTTTTCTTTTCAATGGCTGCTCTTTCTTGATCTACACGCACACCAAGGTATCTCATATCAACAAGAACAGGAAACAATTTAGTCTCCATATTAAATATGTCTTCAATATCCTGGTGCATTATTTCTTTTTTAAACTCCTGCCATAGCTCCAATGTAAGTTGGGCGTCACGCTCTGCGTAAGATCCAACGTACATAGCTGGCAGCTTATACATTTCTGCTTTTGGATCTACACCCCAAGACTTTGCAGCTTCGTATAATGCTGATTCGTCTTTACCTTTACCAAGATAGTCTCTTGATATTCCATTTAAATCATACCTGTATCTATTCTCATCGATAAGAGATGCAGCTATCATTGTGTCAACGATCATGCCATTAATCTGTATGCCAAGTCTTCTTAACCAACACACATCATACATTGCGTTGTGAAATATTTTTGTAGAACCTGACCGCATTTGATCTTGAAACCAATTAAGAACCATCTTACGATCCATGTTACCACCACCTTCGTGTGCTATGGGATAGTATGCACACCAATCATGTGTGGCTAGTGATATACCAACTACATCACCTACACCGACAACAGAACCAGATCCCATTCTTTCGTTTAGATTTGGATCTTTTGTTTCTAAGTCAACAGCTATCTCATCGTATTTACCAAGATCAGGAAAGTCTGTTGGTGGTATCCACTCTGTTTGTGGTTTAAATATCGTTTTCATGTTTACATTCTCCTGCTATTGCCATGTAGGCTGCCGCATCAACATACGTATCGGACGTAGGTTGACCAAATTTAGTTCTTGCTACTTTTAATAAAGCCATCATGACAGCGGCATCATGCGCTGTGATTTCTCTATCTAAATATGCTGACCATAATTTTGCAATGTTGCAATGGTTTTGTATCTTATCACCATATGTTTTTGCTCTAGGCCCTGTAATTAATTCTTTTGCTAATTGTAATGCATCCTCTGTTTTCATATTTTATATCCTTTGTATATGTCTTTTGGTCTAATGACATGTAAATGATTTTTAGTTCTAGTCGCACCGACATAGAATAATCTATTTTCGTCATCAGGATTTTGTTCGTAGTTTCTTTGTGTATTTCTAGATAGGTCGGTCAAGAGAACTACGTTATCTTGTTCGCCACCTTTCACTCCGTGTATTGTAGACAGAGTAATTCTTGGAGTAGAATTTAGCTTCTCACCATTCTCTCTCATTCTTCTAATGTATCTAACTTTCTTCTGTGGTGCACTATCAAAAGCATTATACCATACATCATTTGTTTTCAACCACATTCTCTCTTGTAAAGATTGCATGGTGTGTCTCGCGTCCTTGTCCATGTACTTCAAACAATTTTTTTCAAAATGTTTTTCTGACATGTAAGATGCTATTCTACTAATTTGATCGTAACTTATATCCACACCTTTACGTAAATTTTCCCAATCATTTACAGCAGTGTACAAATCTTGTTCTCTGTTTGTTTTAAACTTGTTCTGGTAATACAATCCTTGTGAGTATAATGTATCTTCTAAATCATTTAACATAAATTTAGTTCTAGCTAGCACTAGCCAATTTCCTTGTTTCATGTTAACTTGTTCAAAGTCATCGTAATATGAAAGCAATCCTCTTTGTGTTTTTGGTCGCCACTCTTTTGGTAGTCGGTTTTGTATCTTATTTACTATGCGTGATGCCACATCATGAACTACCTGCGGTATACGGTATGACTGTGTCAACTGCATTATCTTTCCCGTCTGTGTTATAAAACTATCTACATCTGCACCAGCCCACCTAAATATAGCCTGATCATCATCGCCTGCAATAAAAGTATCTTGTGTCTTATTCCAAATAGATTTTGCCATACTCCATTGTGTTTGTGATAAGTCTTGTGCTTCATCTATAAATACAACATCAAATCGTGGTGACTTATCTGATTTAATAAATTCTGTAATCATGTCTGTAAAATCAATTAAGTTATACTGTTTTTTGTATTGATCTAAATCATGTACAAACTGTTTTAGATCACTAACTTCTATATCTTGAGTGTGTTCTTTTAAATTATATTGTTGTTCTGGTGTAATACCTCGTAGTTTAGCTATCTGCACTATGCGTAGTAAATCACTTTTAGTTGTAAATAATCCCGTATGTTCATTATCATACTCATGATAGTCTAAGTTATATTGTGTTTTTTTACCTAAATCTTCATAGTGTCTACGTTGCATGACCTCGTCTTTTTTTATACCTAGTTTTCTAAAGGCCAATGAGTGTAGTGTTCTAAAATATGGTAGGTCATCTTCTGACAGATTAAACTTAGACATGGCTCTGTCTCTTGCTTCGTAGGCTGCTTTTTGTGTAAAAGAAAAATAACCAATCTTATCAGGATCAGTTTGTTTTAAATATTTATCTACTTCATTTAATAATGTAGTTGTTTTACCTGTGCCAGGTGGACCAAGAACAATAGTTTTCAAAATGCGTCCTCTCTTTTAAATGTTCTTTCTTTTATTTTCATATCTTCTTTCTCAAATTCTTTTAATTTTATTACGGACATTTTCTTTTTACCTATATTCATTCTGACAACTTCACATCCACAGTGTTCTAGTAACCATAGTATTGTGATGTCATACTTCTCTGTCCATTTGTGTCTATGTAAAAATTTGTGATAAAAATGTGTAAAGATAAAATGATGATGTCCACTTTTACTCCACACGTTTCCTGATTCCATATCTTCTTTTGTTGCGCCTTCTGCAGTTCTATTTGTACAATAATTTTCAAGATGCTGTGACAGCTGTTCTTTTTTAGATGCACCCTCTGGAGCTTCAACTAGTTCTGGGTTAGCCATTAAAGTTTGAACAAGTATTTCGTAATCTCTTGGTTTAAGTTTTGGTGGGTACTTATGTATTTGATTCATACACGCTCTAATAAATAATCTTTGTTCTTGTAATTCTTCTGCTTTTAATTCTACTCTTTCTCCGTCTACATTTAATCTAAATATTTTAGGATCTAATTTTATTATCTGTAGATCTGATAGCTGTGGAAATAGAACCTGTGTTCCGATACCAAATTTTCTAGTTTTACATAATTGTTTATCACAGTGATTACACATAGGTTCATCTTTACAAAGATAACCATAATCTTTATCCTTATCTTTTCTAAATTTTGCCATCTCATCATGTCTAAAAGGATTTGCAAAATGTTTAAAATTAAATTCATCTAATTTATGGACCCAATTATCTGGCCACTTTTTTCTTGCATAAACTTTATATTGAAACATAACTCTGTCTCTACCATCATCTAATTTTTCTTTTGTCAATGATTCAAGACAAGGTGGTCCATCATCATACTCTGATGGTGGTCTTTGAATTTTTAAATCTTGTAGTTGTTGTGGAGAGATGTGTATTAAGTTTTGTAAAAAATCTGACAGTGTAACAGCATTACCTTTAGAATCATAGGCATATCTTGTTGTATTTTTAAAATTAAAGTATGGTAAATTTAAGAAATTTCCTGTATCATCTTGCGATTTTAATTCAATCTGTTTTGGAAATACCTCAGCATTACCAAACCCAAGTATAGCACTAACCGACATAAGTTTATCTCGCATTAGTTTTGCAGGCACAAGATCTGTTGTAAATAAAAATATATGTGCACCACCACTTTTAGATCTGCATGTTACTAGTGGTAGTTTGTATGTGTTTATCTTTCTAATTATTTCTTTGTGATCAAGAGTGTATTTATCTACATCAATACATCCCCATCTACATTTGTTATCCTCGT